ATGGAACCGGCAGACGGCCATCCGACCATCCAGCACTGCATCCGTTCCTTCGAACCGTATCTGGCGGCTAACCGCCGGACTGAGAAGCCCGTTATCCACATTTCATTAAATCCACACCCGGACGATGTGCTGACCGATGAACAGTTGACCGCTATCGGCCAGGAATACATGGAAAAAATGGGATATGGCAACCAACCCTATATCATCTACCGGCATGAGGATATCGGCAGGCCCCACATCCATATCGTCTCCCTGCGTATTGACGAGCAGGGAAAGAAAATTAAAGATTACAAAGAATGGCAACGCTCGACCGCTGTTTGCCGGGAGCTGGAGAGGAAATACCATCTGTTACCCGCCGAGAAGATGGAGCGACGGGAATCCCTGCCGCTGACTGCCGTCGATTACCGGAAGGGGGATATCAAGCATCAGATAGCCAATGTGGTCAAGCCCGTCATGCAGGGATACAAGTTCCAATCCGTCAAGGAGTTTAAAGCCCTGCTTGGCCTTTTCCATGTAACGGTGGAAGAGGCCCACAAGACGATAAAGGGAAAGACCTATCATGGACTGGTCTATGCGGCTACCGATGAAAAAGGAGAACGGACCGGCGTAGCCATCAAATCCAGCAAGATCGGTAAAAGCGTAGGCTACGAGGCACTCCAAAAGAAATTTGTGAAAAGCAAACAATGAATTGCCCGACATCCCGTACCCGTACAGACGAAGGAAGCTATCGCTACCGCCCTGCAAGGACAGCCCACCCGTCAGGGATTCCTGCAGGAACTTTCTGGAAAAGGCATTGCCGCCATACTCTGGCAGAACGATTCCGGTGTGATCTATGGCGTGACCTACATCGACCATAACTCAAAGACCGTATTCAAGGGCTCGCTTCTGGGCAAAGAATATTCGGCATCGGTTATAAACCGGAAGTACGGCACGATCCCACCGGAAAAGACTGAAGAAGCCCCTGTTATCCATCCGTCCGAACCGGAAATGAAAGAGACGGAGCTGGTGGAAGGACTGCTTGATATATTCTCTTTGGAATCCTATCCGTATCCGGCAGACGACCTGACGCAAAGCCCTTACGGGAAAAAGAAAAAGAGAAAACGCAGAGGTCCGCATCTGGGCTAATAAAATGTATCACCATTAATTATCATACCGCTTATGTCACAAGACGAAACCAGAGGGCTCAATAAGAACCTTGACTTCATGAGGGCCATCAGCATCCTATTTTTAGTGATGAATGTCTATTATTTCTGCTATCCCTATTTTCTTTCCATGGACCTGAACATCGGTGTCGTGGACAAGATACTGCTCAATTTCCAGCGGGATACCGGGCTGTTTTCCCATTCGCTGGTGAGCAAGTCCTTCAGTCTGCTCTTCCTTTTCTTCTCCTGCATGGGAGCGAAAGGACGGAAGGACGTGGAGATGTCATGAAGGAGTATCGGCTGTTACCTTATAGCCGGGATGCTGCTCTTTTTTGGTAGCGAGCTCTTACTGACGGCACGCTTCCCCGTCGCGCTTCTAACCTTATTATATGTAGCTACCGTAGCTGCCGGATATATCAGCCTGCTTACCGCCGGAACCTGGATCAGCCGCCTGTTGAAGAACCAACTCATGGATGACGTCTTTAACGACGAGAACGAGAGCTTCATGCAGGAGCGCAGGTTGATTGCCAATGAATACTCGGTAAACCTGCCCACCCGTTTCCGTTACCAACGAAAGACCTATTCAGGCTGGATAAACGTGATTAATCCCTTCCGCGCCTCATTGATATTAGGCACGCCGGGATCAGGAAAGAGTTATGCCATCATCAATAACTATATCCGCCAGCAGATAGAGAAAGGATTCGCCGCCTATATCTATGATTTTAAGTATCCGGATTTAAGCATAATTGCTTATAACCAGCTGCTTAAAAACAAGGATAAGTATGCCAAGCCGGTCGGATTTTATGTGATTAATTTCGATGATCCCAGATACAGCCACCGGTGCAATCCCCTCAATCCTTCGTTTCTATCCGATATCGCGGATGCATACGAATCAGCGTATGTAATCATGTTAAATTTGAACAAGAGTTGGATTCAAAAGCAGGGAGATTTCTTTGTAGAAAGCCCGATTGTGCTATTTGCGGCGGTGATCTGGTATCTTAAAATCTATGAAAACGGGAAATTCTGCACCTTCCCACATGCCATAGAGCTATTGAATAAACCGTATTCCGACCTGTTCACCATACTGACCTCTTACCGGGAGCTGGAGAATTACCTGTCACCTTTTATGGATGCATGGAAAGGTGGTGCGATGGAGCAGCTCCAAGGGCAGATAGCTTCCGCCAAAATTCCGCTATCAAGGCTGATCTCACCTGCCTTATATTGGATTATGACCGGAGATGACTTCACGCTGGATATCAATAATCCGGAGGAACCCAAAGTTTTGTGCGTCGGCAATAACCCTGACAGACAGAATATTTACTCATGTGCGTTAGGATTGTATAATGCCCGTATCGTTAAAATGGTCAACCGAAAAGGCAGGCTCAAATGCTCTATTCTAGTGGATGAGGTTCCCACACTTTACTTTAAAGGACTTGACACCCTGATCGCTACCGCCCGTAGCAACAAAGTGGCAGTATGTCTGGGAGCACAGGATTTCAGCCAGTTAATACGTGACTACGGTGATAAGGAGGCGCGGGTGATCCAGAACACAATTGGAAATATCTTTTCCGGGCAAGTGGTCGGAGAAACAGCGAAAAACCTTTCTGAAAGGTTTGGGAAAGTGCTCCAACAGCGCAAATCCATTAATATGACCCGTGAAGACACCTCAACCAATATCAGTACCCAGCTCGACTCGCTGATACCTGCCTCCAAAATCTCCAACCTCTCGCAAGGAGAGTTTGTCGGCAGTGTCTGCGACAACTTCGGGGAGAAGATAGAACAGAAGATATTCCATTGCGAGATCGTGGTGGACAATGAACGGGTAGCCGCCGAAACAAAAGCCTACAAGCCTATCCCCGTCATAACCGACTTTACCGGTGCGGATGGTAAGGACCACATGCAAGAGGAAATCGAAAGGAACTACTATCAAATCAAGGAAGACGTGACGCAAATCATCGAAAAAGAGCTGCTTCGCATCCAAAATGATCCCAACTTGAAACACCTGCTGGAAACGGCAGACGATGAATAATCCCTATTTAATTTATTAATCATTTAAATGTTGTAAACATGGAAAAAAAGAAAAGTTCTCCGGCCAACCTGCCGGGAAAACCCTGCTTCCCCTGGGTGGGAGGTAAAAGAAGACTGCTTCCCGTACTTATCGAATCCCTTCCGAAAGACTTCGGACAGATGGATACCTATGTAGAACCGTTTGTCGGTGGCGGCGCCCTCTTCTTCTGAATAAGACAAGCCTATCCGGAAATCCGTTGCGTCATCAACGACTCCAACGAGGCTCTGATCAATGTCTACCGCGTCATCAAGGAATCCCCGGAGCAGCTTATTAAAGTGCTTGCCCGGATACAGGACGAATACATCGCGCTGGAGGAACATACCCGAAGAAGGGTCTACTTCATGGAGAAACGTACCTACTACAATGAAGGAAACCCGAATAACATCACCCGTGCCGCCCTGTTTATCTTCTTCATGCGTACCTGTTATAACGGCATCTACTCCGTGAACCATAGCGGAAAGCTGTCCGTCACTTTTGGTGCCGGGGGACGGGTAAAACTGTTGGAAGAGGAACTGATCCGCTTTAACCACAAGCTGCTGCAAGATGTTGTGATTCTGGACGGTGACTACCGGCAGACCGCAGAATACACCGGAGCCAACTCCCTATTTTATTTTGACCCGCCTTATAAGCCGGTCAATGAGGGTAACTCCTGCACCTCCTACATGCCACAGGACTTCGGAGATGAAGAGCAGATCAACCTGGCAAATTTCTGCAAGGGAATAGGTGAAACCGGTGCCAAATGAATGCTTTCCAACTCCGATCCCCGGCAAAAGAACCCTGAGAACACCTTCTTCGACGACCTCTATGCCGGTTTCCATATCCAGCGAATCAGCATCTTCCGTTCCATCTGTTCCATAGCCGAGAAAAGAGAAGCGGTCAATGAATTGCTGATCAGAAATTATTAAGAATAAATATCCGGTGGTAGCCGGGTAGCAATAAAAAGAGAGCCAAATTCCCTCCAGCAGGGATTTGACTCTCTTTTTTATTGCCTGCCTTTCATGCATCAGACAAGGACCAGTATTTTATAATTTTCAACCGGACTGTTTCTTTGCAGGCTTTTCAATCAGCTTCGGGGCTGTTTCGTGCTGATGATCCGTCTTGTTCTCCTGCGCCATCTTCCTGCCCAACAGGTAATCGTTCAAATCGTTATACTCCCGGTAGCAGTCGGACTTGTCCCTGACCGGGCATCCGGCTTGCGCCATCTGCTGAAAAGCCTGCCTTCCGGCGGAATCGTTATCCAGTAGGCAGAGGGCACTCTTATACTCTTTCAAGACAGGGATAGCCTTGCCTACATTGCTGACCGAATTTAAAACGATATAGTCCGGACCGTTTCCTTTAGGCTGTCCGTTACCGGGATGCGTAGCCTTGAGCGTGAGGTATGAGAGATAATCCATAAAGCCTTCAACCACTATGCAACGGTCGCTGCCATTTTTGATATGGGTAATCTCTTTGGGCGATATGCTGCCTTTTAGGTATTTGTTACGGATCTCGTACCCGCCGCTCCGGTTGGCAAAGCCTACGGCAAAATACCATTTTCCCTTGTTCTGAAAATGCACTTCCTTGCATGCTTCCCTTGCGATTTCAGGCAAGATGCCTCTTTCTTTGAGATATCCCAGCAAGACCGGGTTCGTCAGCGGATCAATGCGTACCTGCCGGTAGCCGGTAGCCTGCGGTTCCGCCTGCCGGGGAGAGGCTGCTACCGGACGGAAAGCAGCCGGAAAATGTCCCTCTATCGTTTTAAGCGCATAAGAGATATCCTTCGTCTTTTGAAGCTCCATCGCCAGGGTGATGATGTCCCCTCCCTGTCCGATGCCGAAATCGTATCATAGGTTGCGGGATGCGCTCACCTTGAAAGAAGGTGTCTTCTCCTCACGGAAAGGGGAACAATACCAGATACTGTCCCCTTGTTGTTTTACCGGGTTGAACCCCATACGCCGGAGATAATCCTCCAACTGAATGCTCTTGGCTTCTTCAATGTTCATTGTGTAACGGATTAAATTAATGACTCTTTTTAGAACGGGAATCCTTTAGTATCACCCACTGCAACGGATTCTGCGGCTTCCCGTTTTTTCTCAGTTCAAAATGCAGATGGTTGCCGGTCGCTATGCCGGTATGACCGACATTGCCGATATGCCGACCTATGCGTACATCGCTCCCTTTCCTCACATGCAATTTGCTCAAGTGTGCATACAACGTGGAAAAGCCGCCCGCGTGCCGGATTTCGATGTACCAGCCGTAACTGCTGCTATACCTGGCTTCAACGACTTTCCCGCTTCCTGAAGCATAGACCGGCGTGCCATAGGGTGCGGCAAGATCCACTCCGGCATGGAGTATCCTTTTCTTTTTCACCGGATGCATCCTTATACCGAAACCGGAAGAAACGGCATACCTCCTCCGACTTTCATTCAATGGATACAGAATAGGATAATCGGCCAGTACGGTAACCGGCAACCGGCTGTCTCATATGAAAGACTTTCACTGCCGGGCAGAGTGGATACGGTAGATGACAGCACTGAGTCCGGCTTTATATCCCTTTGACGGGGACTGTGCAAAAGCCGGACATGACAATAAGTGACAGAACATGACAATTAATGACAACTTCCTCATAATCAAACTATTTAATGACAAAGATAGTAATTTTACCCTCGTAAATGATTCATTAATCTTTAAAATTAACGTATATGAACGATGTGAATTTAGCTCCTGAAAACAAGGAAGCAACCCCGGAACACGGGTATTTGATGGCGTATGACAAGAAAGAGCAGAAAGCCAAAGGTGTAAAAGGAATCGCAGCGAACGGAGAGCTGGAAACGCTCGAAGCTAACGAGGCGAACAGGGACCAGTTTATCAAAGTGGACCAACGTGGAAACTTCTTCACCAACTTCGGGAAGAATTTTCTCTACCAGTACAATAATCCCGGTCGTTACTCCCTCTACAACATGCCGAAGGAAACGCTCGTAGAGCAGGCCAAAGAAAAGATCGAAGCGGCGCAGGAACCACAGAACGAAGCAGTCAGAAGGGAACTGGCTTCGACCAGGGTGTATAATAACCATCGCTTCAACGAGCGGGAAGTGAATTGGGAACAGGCCGCCAAATACGGCATTACCCCGGACGGACTGAAGAACGCAAAGGACAGCCTCGAAAGAATGTTGCAGGGAAAGACTTCCGCTATCGCTTTCCGTGTGGCAAAAAATTCCGAGCTGGGGCGTGAAAACGGGGATGCCAAACTCTCCCTGTTCCGCGACGAGAACGGAGCTGTCAAGTTCGACATCCACTACATCCGTCAGGCTCCCAAGATCGGGGAAGACTACAGGGGACATGTCCTGACGGAAGAAGACCTCAAGGCCCTGAACCAGACCGGCAATCTCGGCAAGGCGGTGGATGTAGTCATTGACTACCGTACCAAAGAAACCAAATCCTGCTACCTTTCCAAAGACCCGGTGACCAATGAATTGTTCCATATGCCCGTAGAGCAGGCACGCATTCCGCGTAAGGTGAAAGATTATACGCTTTCTCCGAAAGAATACGATGCTGCCGTGCGCGGTGAGGAAGTACCGATCCGTTTCAAGTCTGATAATGGAAAATTTTATGCCACCTCCATCCAGATGAGTGCCGCCGAGCGAGGGGTGGAATTCCTCTGGGAAAGAAGCACCAAGAAGTTGGAAGAGGCACAGAAACAAGGTCAGGAACAAGACGGAAGCCAGCAGCAGCCCCATGCACCGGTACAAGTAGCCGGAAAACCCCGGAAAAAAGAGGAAGCCTCACAGCAAGCGGAAAAGAAACCGCGTACCCGTAAACCGTCCATCACACCTAAAATGTAAGAAAAATGGCAACCTATATTTCTGATGATCCCAAACTATTGGACGAGCTTTTCAGGAAAGACGGTGAAGGCCAGCTCCTTGTCGGTTATGAAACCGGCAAGGAGAAACCCCATGCAGAATCCTCCTATATGCTTTATCCTGCCAATCCCGACAGGCAAGACCCTGTCTATACGTTTATGGCCTTGTTCAGCCAACAATCGATAAAAGCCAAATACTCCGCCTTCGTACCGAATACCCGTCTGGAAATCTATTCATTCCCGAAGATGACGGATGTACCGGCTATCTCCGGAGATATTTCCAAAAAGGAATATATCAATCAGGTATTACTACCCTATATCCGGGAAAAGGGACTGGCTCCTCTAATAAGTACCAATCTGAGAAATGTCCTGTTTGCGCAGTCACGCAGCGATATCCTCATGATATCGGGAGAACTTCCGAAACTGACCACACAGCAGTTGGACGAGCTGGTCCATTTTCATCAGAAGCAGGATGAGCTGGCTGCCAGGTATGATTATAATCCGGTTTACAAATTACCGCTGCATGCTGTGGAAACGTCCAAAGGAATCTTGTTTTTCAGTGATACCAAAATGGGACGGGAGGGATTGAAGAGCTTTTACCAACAGTTATCCGGCAATTATTTCTGGGTTCATGGCGAACCCGGTCCTGTCAGGCAATACAACGTCAACTGCCTGTCCGACGATATCTGTCCTTTGGTGGATGCCTGCTACCGGAAGAATCCCCAAAGCGGAAAAGGGGAATATGATTTTGATAATGCTGTATTCTCAAAAGAGGCTTTCCGTGACAGGAAACAGTGGAAACTGGCGTTTGAAACGGACATGGAGCCGAGCGCTTCTGAATTTCTCCGCCTGAATGAATTTGCCGGATGTCCTGCGAGCCGTAACAATGCGGATATCAGCAAACTGTTGTATCTGATGGAGAACGGATTCAAGCGGGATATAATAAATGATCCCGATTTCGGATACCGGAATGTCTTTCAGGAGTATGTCACCCGGATAGACGACTGTATCAACGGACAGTCCTCGGGGCCAGATTTGTCAGATGTGCTGGATGACATGCGTTGGAAAGCGAAGAATATCCTTCTGACGGATTTCGATGTCCGTGGACACCGTACATTGGAAAGGACACTGAATGACAGGAGCGTCCCGTTTCTCATCAATGGAACCGATGCCGGCGAAGCCATGAGGCAAGCCTTGCTGGAAGGAAAGTGGATCTACTGTCCCCAAATATCCAAGTCAATGCCAGATTTACATTTCCTCCATGCCGAAAAGACATGCAACCGGGTAATGGCATATACCAAATCTCCCGTAAACAAGACCGTGTATCAGGAGAAAAACGGCAAAATCATTCCATATGTACCGGCTTTGAAAAAGGTATCGAAAACGAAAAGGAACAATTCCCTCAAAATGTAATGATATGAAGCAACCTGAACAATCCTATACAGCCATAGAGACAGCCCATGGCTTTGTGTTCTTTACTGATACGACGGAAGGACAGAAAAACAGGCAGGACTTTCTGCAATTTATGGCAGACCATTACTTCGATCCCCATTTCAATCTTGGTCCGGTAAATGTTTACCGGGCAGAAGGAGTCCTAAAGGATGGATCCTATGTCAATCCGGGTGAAGGCCTGTACCCGGAATATGCTTACCTGCAGATGGATAAGACACCGGAAATGGAGCTGGTCTACCGGAATGAGATGAAGCCGACCTGGGAGGATTTCGGTAGTTTCTGCCACAATATGCATTGTACCAGCAGCCATCGCAACCGTAATATCGCTGATATTTTGGAGGAAATAGAAAGCAAGGACCGTAAATTACTGGAGCTTTCCAAACAAGGTACAGCATCGGATATCCGGCAGCAGATAGAAGAAACCGGCCAGGATAAAGCCTTGCTGGACAAACTCCTCAAGCAGTATTACGATGTGCGTGGACACCGGACTGTTGGGAACATCCTCCGCGACCCGATGGAATGTGTCACCGTAGACGGTGTCCGGCTCTTTACCCCTCACCGGCAAGTATTGGCGGCAGGGCACGGACTCTTCCTGCCGGGAGAGGCAAAAAGCAACCCGTCCCATGCCTATGCATGGATAAACGGGGATTTCACCCGGATCGTATTTTCTAAGGATCCTCCTGCGAACAAACAGGTGTTCAAAGTGAAAACAGTCATCGAAAAGGCTTTGAATAAAAAGCAGGACGTGAAAAAGAAAAGAAATACCCACCCTAAATTGTAGAAATATGGACAAGAGAAACCAAATGGAAAATCCTTTTTTCGATCCCGACAAGCCGGGAAGTATTTTTGTCGGTATGGACCGTTACCATCAGTACTCTCCCCACCAGCCCCGAAATGCCCTCACATTCATTCAGAAAGGAGATGCGGACAGCCTGTTCCGCAAATTCCTGATTGACAATATCAAGGAAGCGGAGTGCTGCCCCTATATTCCGGATACGGAACTGCTCCGGTTTGACCTGGCGAACATGAGGCAGGTTCCACCGGTAGATACCCATACCCCTTTCGAGGAATATATCAGCAAGGAACTGCTGCCGTATTTTCAAGAACACTGCATTCCCCCTGCCAAACGCATTTCCCTGCGTGATGCGGTCTATACCTATAAATACAAGAATGAACCGGACGGCGGCATATTGAAGAAGTATCTCATGCAGGAACCCGCATACTTGGAGTTTCGATTACAGCAACAGGAAAAAAGGACATTGTACCGGTGCCAGCCGCGGTACACATTCCCCTTAAAAGTGGTGGAGAATGACTTCGGATACCTTATCTTTTCCGGTAACGAGATCGGCAGGAACGGATTCAGGGAGTGCATCCGGTACATCACGGACCATTACTTCGACCCGCACTACGATACCGGCCATCTGGCCGTCTACGACAGTACGTTCATGGACAAGAACCTGGTTCCTCTCATAGATGCCGCTTACAAGCCGTGCAAACCGATGGAACTGGATTATTCCTTCGATTTTTATCCGGCATCCTATATCGGTCTTGACGAACTGCCCAAAGAATTCATCGACAGTTTAAAACCGGTATGCTACCATTCGATGGAAGCGACAGCCGGGGATTTTATAAAATTCGCCACCGACTGGCATTTCAATAAGGATACGCAGGTTTCCATCAGCCGGGAGAACCATGACATTTACCGGCTGCTGACCGTCATGCGTAACGGTTATATGAATATTCATGAACAACCGTTTACCTATTTCAATGAACTGCTGCCGTATGCCAAGGAATTTGAAAAAGTCACGCAGGTTAAATCTGCCGGCGAATTCGATACGGGAAAGTTCAAGCGGTTGTCTACGGAAATCCGGAAGGCTGCCGATGGAATTTTGAAAAGGGATTTCGATGTGAGAGGGCACCGTTCCCTTGAGAATATGTTGAATGACTCCACCGTTACCTTCACCGTCGGAAGCCGAAAACTGAATGAAGTTCAAAAGACGGCACTGGCTTCGGGATACGCACTGTATCTCCCGGAAAACAACAAGGAGGCGACAAGGCATCTCCTTTTTTGCAAGGCCGACTTTGAGCAGGGCAGAATTGAGGGTTCCTCCAAGCCCTTCGGCGTCAGGACATACGTGATAAAGGACGGACTGCTCTGTCCGCTGCCGGAAGAGAAGAATACCGTTAAAAAGACTGAGAATAAGAACAGACATAACAATAACCGTTTAAAATAAAGCGATATGATACCTAAAAGTCAGATGTACCTCGGAGCGCGGATTGTAGAGAACGATCCGGAAGAGGAAACTCCCGTTGTTCCCTATAAAGGAACAGTAACAGCCATTGAAGAAACCGGAAAAGGGGAACTGGATTACTTTGTCTATATCCGGCTGGATGATGAGTCCATGAAACAAAAAAGAATCTCCCTTTGCTGCCCGGACAAGATCATGACCTGTTTTCCATGGACTATAGACCTGGAAGAAAAACAGAAAATGGAGCAGAAAATGAAGAATAAAAAAGTTCCCGACCCGTCGAAACGGCATAGACTATCTTAATCAACCATTCATCTAAACCATAAAATAATATGAGTACATACATTGGTTTCAATTTGAACAGCAACAGGCAGATTGAACATTTCCAGACCATAGAGAATCGTTATGGCATCAATTCAGATGGCGGCAAATTTCTTTTCGGGCAGGCAGAACTGGCCTTGAAAGGCTCCTACATTCCTAAGGAAGAAGTCTATTTAATACCATATCAGGGTGCTGTACAACCGGGGAACATTGAAAGGTTCATCAAGGACATGACCCATAACGGAGGACTGTCTTGTGCAACTCATTTCCCATTGCGGGATATCGCCTTCGTTTACGAGAATACATCTCCTTATGGCATCCATAATGTGGATAGCATCCAGAGAATGCTTCAAAAGGCCAAAGACAATCCCCTGCTGAAAAAACAACTGAACGCTTACCGCGCATTCCATCAAGAAAAGGAAAAAGATATCTACAACAGGGTGATTACTGCAATAAATACGAACCAGGGAGTCCTGATGTTCAATGATACCGGCAGGGGGATACAGTGTGCGCAGAAATACCTGCAGCATATTGGCGATAATTTCTTCTCGCCGGTTTACAGGGATGCGGATAAACTGCAAATATATTATTTCAGCACTTCCAATATCAATCTGATCAAAGAGGCGTCAAAGTGTTCGAACATGTTTGAACATGGCTTAAAAAAGATATACCTTCCCCAAAAGGCTCATTTCCTGGATTCAAATATGATAGCCAACTATACCCCGGCGGTAGAATGCAGCATGGCTCCCTCTTTGGAATGTTATAACCAACTGGCCGAAAAGTTGAATCTGGGCAAGAGCCAGAAGAATTATAACATAGGCGTACTCGACCGGATCTGCAAGACCGGGCAAATCGGGAATTTGGAAAAAGACAGCCGGTTCAACCATCAAAACAGCTTTGTCTCCCTGGATGAACGGATCAGGCTGTCTTATGTGGGGAAGCAGGATGGCACACTGCTGAAAAATGCACTTGAACGGACCATCAAGGATACGGCAAAGAGAATCCTACAGACGGACTATGCGGTACGGGGCTATGAACCGCCCAAACAGGAAAAGAAAAAGAGTAGAAGTATCACCATGTAACTATTTTAAATTTCAATCGTATGCAAAAGCAAGAGATTTCAAACATTATGATTTTCTTTGTTACCCAGGACTTGGAAGGGCAACCCCGACAACTGGAGATGCACCTGATGCCGGAGAAAGAAGTATCGATGATGAATCAACGATTCACCGAATACCTCCAGCGGCAAAGGGAAATGTACAAGCCGTCCCTTGTCCAAAGCCACTTGCCGGATCTTTATCTGTGCCGCTACCAGTTTCCGGCAGGAGTAAGCTACCCGGATATCCGGCTCTTTGACAAGGATAACAGCTTGGTACAAAAATTCATCACCCGGAACGGAGGAAGCATGCAGGGCAATGTCTCATTGCGCGGACTGGAATACCTGCATTCTCACGATGAAGAAAAAAGCCTGCCCATGCTGGTAGCCAGCGGACTTGCCGACCACCTGCTTGTACAGCCGGAAGCCAAACGGTTCGCGCTGGCACAGGATACTCTCCACGACGATCCGTCGGAAACCCTGACCGCCGTGGAAACCGCCAAAGGAGTGCTTCTGTTCGAATATTCCGGCTTTGGAAAGACATGCTGCCATGCCTATATGCAACATCTGGCCGACCGTTTCTTCATTACGGACGAAGAGAAACCGGAGTTTGTCAACCTGTACAAGCTGACCCGTCCGGACGCAGAAGTGGTAAAGGCATTCCAAGCATCTCCCAATGCCTTCTCCTTATATACAAACTCTTTTCTGCCGGAGAAAGCACAATATCTGGATGCGACTATCCTGCGGAATGCCCGGCTGGACAGGAGCCACCGCATAGAACCGACATTCGATGCCTATGACAAGTTTGCTTCCTCCTATAACGTGCTCCCCAGTATTGCCAATGCCCAGATACTCCGGTTACTATCCTTACAGGAAACCGCAGGAATCTATGGGATAGACTATACAACCAGAAGGATTCCGTTCATACACAAGAATTCTTTCAACTCCCAGTTCAATGCGCTGCAGAATATTCCGGCTGAAAATAAAGGCGGACAGGAGAAGGTCAAATCACAGATCCGGGATCAGGCGGCCTATATCCTGAAACGTGATTACGGGCTTATCCCGGACAGCCTGCAAAACAAAGAGATAGACCCCATCATTTCCCTCCAGACTCCCAAAGGAGCCGTCTACCTGCCCGCCACGGATGAAGGAGCCATCTATAAACAGTGTTACCTGCAATATCTGGCTGACCGTTTCTTCACTCCGGAAGTACAGGCTCTGGGACGAATCAGAGAATTCTATATTTCCTGCCCGAACCATAGCACGGAGCATTACATGCAGAAGCATCTGGACCTTTTCCGGTCCAATCCTTTCTACGGGCAGCTGGCGAAAATGCCATTGTATCCGATAGAGCAATCCGAGCTGTTGAAGAAAGGCGGCTATCCCATAGAGCCGACATACCATGCATTCAAACAGTTTACGGAAGATTACCGGCTTTCGGTAACGCCGGAGAATGCCGAGATATTCACCCTGCTCTTTATACGGGAATACGGATTACCGGCTGATTTCAATACTAATGAAAGCTATAAGGAGTTCACCCACAAAGGAAATTTTAAACCGCTGGATCAAGAAATGTCCGAACTGCAATCCAAAAAGGGATATAGTGAAAAGGCATTCTACAATATTCAAAACAGGCAGCAGCAACTCGCGGACAAGATACTTGGCCTGAGATACAGACTGACCTGTCCTCCGTTGCAACTGACCGGACCGGCGGCTTCGGAAAAGAGAAAGACGGCTTCCCGTCAGAACAAGTCACATAATCCCCGCATCTAAAACTGATTATCATGCCTGCATGGATGGAAAAAATAAAAGATACATTCACCGCTAAAGCGGATTTAAAGAGCCTGTTTATTGTGTTACAGCCGGATAATCAAGTCTCGACTGTCATGGTCGTGTCGTATGTTCCGACGGATAAGGACTCTTTTCAGGTATTTATGGATCTGACCGCCCGGATTGCTATGGATCAGAAAACCATACCGGATAACTTATTGCTGCATTTTGAGGGAATACCTGCTAAAGATATTCCTTTCACCAGCGAACTACCGGCGAAAGACAGTGAGAAAGCCCTCAGTTTCATCGCCTCTTACGGAGGCATCACTGAAAACAACTCCGTACCTTTACGGAAAGCGGCTTATTTGAGAGCATGCCAAAGGGAACTGACGGCAGAGAATATCCGGGATCTGGACTACTCACCAGCTTATAAGTGCTTTATTGCACACGAAGATGCGATGGAGAAGATTGCGGCAGGAAAGCAAGCCAAACAGTTCTACACCATAGCTGAAACGGAACAAGGTGTCCGCGTATTCAATGACGGACTTTCCGGGACTATAAAGTTTCGGGATTACCTGCAATCGACAGCGGACAATTTCTACTCAAGCTCTTTGCAGGATGTGGAGTCATTGAATATTTACCGGATAGAAACCGTCTCCCGCCGGATGCTGGAACTCTCCAACGGGAATCAGACCACCATGCCGCAGGCCGGGATGGAAATTCTGGCGAATTACAAGCCGTCCGTCACTTTCGACATGCATCCTACGGGAGAAAATCTCAACCGGTTTGTCACAGCCGGCGCATTGGAACTCTCTATCCGTAACCGGAACATTATGACACTTCAGGACATAGCAGCCAGAGGATACGCCCATTTACCGGCAGACGAATCGTTTGCCTATAAAAAGGATTTCTTGTTTGTGGAGAAAGGTATCCGTGAGATTACCCGGCAAAAGGAATTGTACCGGGATTATCCTTTCCGGCAGAAGATGGATGAATTACAAAATGCTGCCAGGTCATTGGCGCAAACACTGTTAAACAGGGATGGAGTCCGGAAGAACTATCATCGGGTAAGCCCGCCTGTTGTTGTTTCTAAGAAAGGAGAAGCTCAAACAGCCGAAAAACCGCAAGACAAGCCCGGACTGTCCTGTGGCAATGAAAAGAAAAAGGTCAAGACAAAAACCGCTTCCGTTAAAAAGCAGGCGAAGCCCAAATTATAATGCATATGGAACTGATAAATAATACATTCATTCCCGAAAAAGAGATACCACGTAGCCGCAGGGCTGCCGGAAGGAAAGCATTCCTGCAAACTTTCAGAAACCTGTTTACCAGCCGGAATCATTTCAGGAGATTCATGGATACTTACCGTTTCAACACGATCCGCTGGAGCGCGTCCAACCTCCACGAACCCTCATGGGGAAAACGGATCGGATTATTCTTTCGTACCAAAAATCCAATCGCTATCCTCCGGGATGATTACCGGAGCAATCGCAGTAATCTGTTGAATAAATGGGAAACGTCCAGCCTGAACCGTATCCAGATGGAACTGGTCCGAATGGGTAGTATGCCTATTCAGAATAAGGACAGACATACTTTCAAAGCTCTGAACAGCATTGAAAAGAAAATCAAACAACTGCAGGAATATGAAGGATGTCCCGATATGAGCCATGAAAAGCAGCTTCTGGCAACATACAAGTACATTCTTTCTTCTCCTTTTGACCGGAAGTTCGGAGGATTGCCACCCGATGAGATTTGTGGGATGCTTCAGCAGAACGGACTGTCTGAATCAAACCTTCCTTACCAAAATTACGAAGGAATCCTCCAGGGCCGTGAAACAGTCATGTACGAACTGGCAACCGGAAAGAACGGGGAGAAATACCTCCAACCGGCAGATCAGGTGAAACTGAATGCGGGAATGTCAGGAATCTCAATGGATTTAATCAGCCGTTTTCCGGCAAAGGAAATACCCCTGCCGAATCTGACGGAAAGCATACAAGTATCGGAAAAGAAAGAGAAGCTCTCCATTCCCAAAGAACCGAAGAAAAGGGTACGGAAAGAAAAATCAAAGGTCAAGAGTGTAAAAATTAAATAGTCATTCATATTAAAAAAGAAAGTAACATGAAAACAATTTGTATTTGTGAGAAGCCCTCGGTGGCACGCAGCATTGCCCGGGTCCTGGGCGTAACGGAGAAACAGGAAGGATACTTGAGTGGGAACGGATATGCCGTCACATGAACTTACGGCCATCTGTTGGCATTGGCCCTGCCTCAAGACTACGGCATTGTCCATGTGGAAAAGGAGATGCTGCCTATTATTCCCGACCCGTTCAAACTGGTTGTCCGTCAGATTAAAACCGAAGATGGATACAAGGCTGATCCGACGGCTCTGAAACAATTGGAAGTAATCCGTAAACTGTTGGGTCAGGCTGATCAAGTGATATCCTGTACTGATGCAGGGCGGGAAGGAGAGTTAATTATGAGATATGTGCTTGAATATCTGGGATATCATAAGGAAACCAAACGCTTGTGGATATCTTCCATGACAGAAAAATCGATACGGGAAGGATTTGATAGCCTCAAATCAAGTAAGGAGTTTGACAACCTGTACCGTGCCGCTAAAGCCAGGAGAGAATCAGATTGGGTCGTCGGTATGAATGCCAGCCTGTCTTTGAGCATGGCTGCAGGCAAGAGTAACTATTCTCTGGGAAGAGTACAGACACCGGCACTTGGCATGATTTGCCGTCGATATCTGGACAACAGGGATTTTATAGCCAAACCCTATTATCTGCTACAGCTACGGACAACGAAAGCAGGGAAAGAATTCGTCTTAACCTGTACCGGGAAATATGATACACCGGAAAAACTCGATGTGGACCGTAAAAAAGTGTATGAAGAGACGACAGCCAAAGTGGTGCAAGTGGAGAAGAAAGAGGTTCCAGAAGAAGCTCCGCTACTTTATGACCTGACCGCCCTGCAACGAAGTGCCAATACCAAACTCGGACTGACCGCAGAACAGACGCTGAACATTGCTCAAAAATTATATGAAGGAGGCTACATTTCGTATCCCCGTACCGGATGTAGCTATATCACAGAAGACATCTTCGAACAAGTCCCTTCCCTCATCGGCCTGCTTAAGCAACATCCCCGTTTCACATGGCATGCGGAAAACCTCTGTAACCAGCCTTTAAACCGGCACTGTGTGGACGATAGCAAGATGACGGACCATCATGCGTTAATCATTACGGAGAACTATCCCCAGAGGCTTTCCCTTGACGAGCAGAATATCTATTCCATGATCGCGGGACGCATGTTGGAGGCTTTCTCCGGCAAATGCCTGAAAGAAACGGTATCCGTACAAGCGGACTGTAACGGCGTTCTTTTCGGGATAAAAGGAAGCCAAATCAAAGTTCCGGGGTGGAGAGGCATCTATAACGAACCCAGTGAGAAAGAAGAAGGAAGTCTTCTGCCCGAATTTCAGGAAGACGAAATATTGCCCGTGCTCGGTATTGATACATTGGTCAAGAAAACCAAACCGCAGCCCATATTCACTGAGGCAAGCCTGCTTGCTGCGATGGAAGGTTGTGGCAGAACATTGGACGATGAAAAGGAAAAAGAGGCAATGGAGGATTCCGGCTTGGGTACACCGGCTACACGTGCCGGAATCATCGAACTGCTCATTGCCAGACACTACGTGGAAAGAAACGGACGGTCACTGATTCCCACTCCCAAAGGACTGGAAGTATATGATATTGTAAAAGAGAAGATGATCGCCAACGTGAGCATGACCGGAGGGTGGGAATGCGCCTTGCATGAAATCGAAACCGGCAAAGTTTCCACGGAAACATTTACTCAGAGCATCAATTCCTATACCCAACAAATCACCTCGGAACTGCTTGCCCTGAAACTTAACCATCCGGACTTGCCACATTGTAACTGCCCCAAATGCGGAGCAGAAACGATTATCGTCTTTAACAAGGTCGCCAAATGCAGCGATCCCAATTGTGGGTTCCTGTTATTTAGAACGTTCAACGGCAGGGAACTGACGGATAATCAGATGCTCCTGCTGCTATCGGGGAAACGTACCGGATATCTGAAGTTTACCAGCAAGAAAGGAAAGAAGTATGAGGCATCACTCGAGCTGGATGACAATTACAGGATTGAGATGACTTTCAAGGATAATAAACCTAAAAAATAAAGAAGCGACTTATGAAAAAAGAAATGGAAGAGATACCGGATGAACTGAATCCGGACTTAATGCTGAATACGATTGCTTCCGAACTGCTGATCAAGATAGCCAAAGGGGAGATTGATATCCAGAAGCTGGTCAGGAAACAACTCTCGGACAGGGGAATCGATGACCAACGGAACTGGATAGGACCGGACAAGGCAAGAAAATATTGGGAGAAATATAAGATGCCTGTCTAAACCAAGTCAGTCAGGATAAGAAGATAATTGCAGGTTATTCAATCCGTTTGTAGGCCAGCCTGCAAATACCGGATCTGAAACATTTGTTCCCGGTCATTTCCCATGAGGAAGGACCGGGAATTTCTGTAAACAGACGTATGCCGTCCCCTTGGATATACGGTGCGACAAAAAGGATGATTTCATCCACCAACCAGTATCTGAACATGCTGCTTATAACGGAAATTGTATCCGGAGCCGCTTCTATGAAATAAATACCTTCATTTTTCTTTTTCCATTGTGTCAATGAGATGAAAGATACATCCGGCCCGAGAGTCTGTGTAGCACGTTCCCGTATTTTGGTGAGGCCATATTTGTTCGGATTATCCCACAAAGGGGAAGAAACAGTCCTGTCGAAGAGGTATCCGTCAAGAGTAGTGATTGCAAGTAATTGGAGTTTTGCCATAAGTATAATATTTAACCTATAAATATTATTCGGCAGAAGTATTTGAGAAAGCGTGGCCTTACCCAACTCCAAGACGGAGGTTCTGGTAAACCTATGAATAGTAGCTGTGTAAGCCACGCTATGACAAAGCATAGCATAAGCAATACACAAAAAGCCTCTATTCATTGAAATTTTCCAGATTTCCGTCTTGAGACATTCTGCGAATGTTATGTCTATATCTAATTGGAAGGCTATTGCCTGCCATTTAAATCTATATTTCGTTCCAAAGATACTCATATTTCTGATTTCTCCGAAGAAATCCATATCATAAAGAAATGTGGCAGGGCAAAAAAGGAAAAAAGATGAAAGAGTTACCATTTGTATAAGGGATGTCGGATTTCACGACTCCCCCGTTAAATAAAAAGTATAAGAAAAGCTACGCTGACAAAAAATGACTATTAATGACTATTAACGACACTGGAAACTAAACGATTGATTTATAGTAATATTCCCTTTATCTTGCACCCAATTTCATTATTCACAATTTAATTTATAAATCATGGAACTGACAATTATCGAAACAAGTGCTTATCAGGACTTGAAGAAACAACTAAGTATGCTGTCCGTGCAAATGATGGACTTTCAAAAGAAAATAGCCCCCGTAACACCGGACAAGTGACTGGATGCGCAGGATGTGTGCCTGGCTCTCAATATTTCCAAAAGGGCACTGCAGACTTACCGGGATAACGGGCTGATTCCTTATTCTAATATCGGTGGAAAATTCTTTTATAAAGAAGTGGACATCCAGCAAATTCTGGAGGAAGGACTAATCAAAAAAAGAAAATAAAGAGTATGGCAGACATTATCACTAAAGATTCGGAAGAGTTCAAGGAACTTACCGGATGGATCAAACGGACAGGAAAAAATCTGGAGGCTGCTGCGGCACGGATACGTCCGACGATTGCAGACGAACATTATCTGAGTGGAGATGAGGTATGCCGGATGCTTCATGTTTCCAAGCGTACATTACAAACACTACGGGATGAAAAGGCAATACCTTATACCTCAATTACCTCTGTCGGGGGTAAACTGCTCTATCCGGAAAGCGGGCTATACGAGGTACTAAAAAAGAACTATAAAGATTTCAGGCGTTACTTGAAATAAGCAACCTGCCTGAATACGAAAAACACCCTTCAACATTTGCTGAAGGGTGTTTTTTCATACTTATTCTAATTGGCCAAGCGATACACGGAACCAATCTTGTCGCACATCCTATCCGTATCTTCCCCAACCTTCGGATTGATCAGTTCAGCATAGACTTGTGTGGAAAGAATCGATTTGTGTCCTAATACTTTTTGCAAAGTTTCTAACGGCATGCCTTTCAATATAGCCAAAACTGCAAAGGTATGTCTCCCGATATGGAACAGAATACAGGAAGCAAGTAGATGAAGGAATGAGAAAGAAAAACGTAATTGGTTGAATATGAGCAGAAGTTCTGTTTTTTGCTGAGATAATGGAAAGCAAAAATGGACAAGATATTGCAGGTGTTCAGTTACCAGAGTGTTAGCTGCCCAGTTACCTGAGCCGAATAGGTAACTGGCTGAACAATGAAGAAACTGTCACAGAGCCTATTATTCACTGTTTGTCAGCATTTTGCATATCAAAGAGCGCTTATAAAATAGGTAATTTTGCCATTAAAAAATAAGCGTATGAAAGTAGAAAAATTCAAGGTGTTGCTCTACCTGAAAAAGAGCGGTCTAGACAAATTCGGAAAGGCTCCGATAATGGGGCGAATAACAGTAAACAACACGATGGCGCAATTCAGTTGTAAGCTGTCATGTACTCCGGAGTTATGGAATCCAAGAGAGAGCCGACTGAATGGAAAGAGTAAAGAAGCCGTTGATGTTAATGCAAAAATTGACCGGCTCTTGCTTTCGGTCAATTCTGCATTTGATTCACTTGTTGAACGTAAGATTGATTTTGACGCAACTGCTGTCAAAGAGCTTTTGCAGGGAAGTGTAGAAACCCAGATGACTCTGTTGAAACGGCTTGATATGCATATAGAGGATATGCGCTCAAGAATCGGTATTGATGTGGCGAAAAGCTCCATGTCAACATACATTTACACCCGCAGGTATCTTGGTGAATTTATTCAAAAACGCTTCAAGACAAGTGATGTTGCTTTTGGACAGTTGAATGAACACATCCCATGGGAGTTTCAGGATTATATACTGAAGGACAAAGGGCTTGCGGTAGATACGGCAAGACATTATCTGGCAATCCTGAAGAAAATCTGTCGGATGGCATTCAAGGAAGGACATGCAGAGAAGCGTTATTTTGTGAATTTCAAACTACCCCAAGAGAACAGGAAACCACCACGAGCTTTGAGTCGTGAGGATTTTGAAAAGATTCGTGATGTTGTGATACCACCGGAAAGAATCACTCATAATATAGCCAGGGATTTGTTTCTCTTTGCCTGTTATACAGGAGTTCCGTATGCGGATGCAGTTTCAATCACTAGAGATAATATATACAAGGACGATAAAGGCGACTTATGGTTAAAGTATCTGAGAAAGAAGAATGAATATCTGGCCCGCGTCAAATTGCTGCCGGAGGCTATCGCTCTAATAGAAAAATATCGTTCGGATGAAAGGGATGAGCTTTTCCCGATGATACACCATCCCAATATGCGACGGCACATGAAAGGTTTGCGTGATTTGGCCGGCATAAGCTGTGATTTGGTCTATCACATGGGAAGACATACCTTCGGAAGTTTGATAACCCTTGAGGCCGGTGTGCCTATTGAAACAATCAGCAAAATGTTGGGCCATACCAATCTGACCACGACACAGCTTTATGCAAGGGTAACTCCTAAAAAACTTTTTGAGGATATGGACAAATTCATCGAAGCAACGAGTGATATGAAACTGGTATTATAAAATCAAAAAAGAAAGAATCATGAGAAGTACATATAAGCAACTATATTATATAAACCGTGGTAAAGTCAAATCTGACGGGACCACATCAATCATGTGTCGTATTACAATAGACGGAAAGGCTGTCGTATTATCAACCGGGTTGTATTGCCAGCCGGAAGAGTGGATCAGCAAGAAAGGAGAAGTCAAAAATAACAGGCTGAACGGAATGCTTGATGAATATAAGAAACGCGTAGATGAAACTTATGCTGAACTGTTGAAAGTGAACGGCGTTATCAGTGCGGAACTTCTGAAAACAGCCATGACAGGAACTGCCGACATCCCGAAGTATATATTACAAGCAGGGGAAGTGGAACGGGAAAATCTAAAAATCCGTTCCATTCAAATAGATTCAACTTCCAGTTACAGGCAATCAAAAATGTATCATTACTATCTGGGTGAATACATCCGTTCTTTGGGCAAAGAGGACATGCTTTTTACAGATATAACCGAAGAGTTTGGCATCAATTATATTTTATATCTGAAAGCAAATTACCCTCATAAGTCGTCATATCGGAACCATTGTCTTTGTTGGCTGAAACGCCTGGTCTATCTTGCTGTAGACAACGGAATTTTGAGATATAATCCTTTGGATGATATAAAATATGAAAAGAAGGCACCCGCAAAGCTCATGTATATAAGCAAGAAACAACTTCAGGAGATAATGAGCAGCCCTAAACCTGATCCATTACAAGAACTGGCAAGAAGAACCTTTATATTTTCATGTTTTTGCGGTTTGGCTTATGTTGATGTACGTAATCTTTATCCACATCATATTGGTACAACTGCGGAAGGACGGAAATATATCAGAACTTATCGTAAGAAAACAAGCGTTGAGTCGTTTATTCCGTTGCATCCGATAGCGGAGCAGATAATTTCCTTGTATAATACAACAGATGACAGTAAGCCCATCTTCCCGTTACCAATACGTGATATGATCTGGTTTGAAATACATGAGTTGGGATTTTCCCATCAGTTCAAACATAACCTGTCATATCATCAAAGTCGTCACACCTTTGGTACCCTGATGGTTTCAGCTGGGGTTCCTATGGAAAGCATATCAAAAATGATGGGACATACAAATATCAGAACCACACAAGGATACGCAAAAGTTACAGATGACAAGATTTCGGAGGATATGGATTGGTTGATAAGAAAAAGAAAACAAGTATAATAAATTCAAAACAATCTGTGTTGCAACTAGTTTACAACACAGATTGTTTTGAACATCGATTATAGTTGCCTATCATTCAAGTTGTTTATAATATGAAAGGATAGCATTATCGATAAAACTTACTAAAGATTCTGGTGGAGTACTGCGAGGGGCAATTGAATCCATGATATCATTATCTGAGATTTTTCTTCCCTTCTCCCTGTTGAATCCTATATTTTCATAATCATCATATAGTGAATTGCAGAATTTAACGAAAAAAACTGCTAAATATTTTCCTCGTAGAATTTTCGATGACAACTTCCTTTCAGTTATATAATTCATTATCATCTCAATTTTATCTTTTTGATGATAACTAAGGTCAACTTGACTTTGCCTATATAAAATACTAATAGCCTCCTCTAGGCTCGACTTAAAATTTACTATACCATCTTTTACAATAATAATATCTTTAATTTTGAGATTTTTATAATTTGCAGGTTTGCAATTACATTTTTTCCAATGTATTATGTTTGCCATAATTGGAGTCATTATATTTTCAAATTTTTCTTTGGCTGAAATATAATATTTCTTTAAGCGTTCTAACTCATTTAATGGCAAAGTGGAAAAGCCTAGCAAATCTTGAGCTACATTAATAAATGTATCCTCAGATAATATGTCATTTTCAATAGAATAATTATCTGTAACATATACTTGTGTGCCGCTGATTAAATTAGGGTCTTCAATAATTAATGAAAGGTCTCTGTCTATAAAATAAGTTATTCGATTTGCAGGATAATCCCTTTTTGATATCTCTTCAAATATGTATTTTACATTTTCTTTACCATTGGAGGGATATAAAATAATAGAACAACCTTTTGGTAGTTTATTGTTAATTATAGTTCTATAATATGACGGATCATCATCTCCTTCCACAAAACCATAACAAGTTTTAGTAGAACCTACTTTGAAATCTGCATAAAATCTTGCAAGTGGAATAGTACGTCCTTTTCGTTCTTGTCTTAAATTATCAACTGTTCCCATCTTATTTTCTAAATTCCTCAATTCCATGTGCATACATATCCAATTCATTGTCAAAAATGAAAGGAGAGTGGGTTACTGCAATAAGCCCTTCACAAAATTCTCCTTTTCTGACATCTTCCAAAAATGTTTTTTGCCATTTTACAGACAGTGATAATTCTGGTTCATCAATTAAGACAATAAAATTGTTCAGATTTGATAAATATAGATGATTAAACAGTGATACAATTTGTTTTTCGCCCGAAGACAACTGCGGTAATGTTATACGTTGGTTATCAGCATTTAATTGTATATAAAAATCAAAGTTTGGACTATCATAAAACATAGTTTTATTCTGGAGATATTTATTGCATATTTGAACAAAATCTCTAATAGAGGTCTCCTTTGCAACGAGTTCCTTATGTGAATCATAAAGTTTTAAGAAATAGTGACATACAACTTTATCATGATCAGTTTTTATACCACGTTCTTTGATGTGTTGTAATGAGTTATACAATTTGTCTTTACTGTTTTTTGACAGAATAGATTCGTCAACTCTATTCATGATATCATGAATAGTGGCCTCATCAATAGAATTTATTTCATTATGGTTTATTGTTTTATACTTTTCGTCAACAATATCCCCTAAATACCCTAAAGTTAATTGATTAAGATTGGAACGAGAAGATTCCTTTAGATTTGTCAATGCATCTTGAATAGCGTCATCAACATCTTTCATTCCAAATTCTATAAGTTCGGTATAATGATTATTTTCATTATATCTTCTTATACGTCTACTATTAAATTCATCTTCATCAATTCGTCCATCTAAAACAACTTTTAATTCTTGTTCTATTCTACGATAAGTTGGAAGATATAAAATATGCATATCTCCCATCTCTTCGCTAAAACTTTTAATAGTTTTCTGTAAATTCTTTCTGTCTTTACTTGTTGAAGAAAAATCTGATAAATTATAATTATTGTCTAAATCTTGAAGGATAAATTCTATAGGGAACTCAAACTTCTTGCAGATTTCTTCTATAGTCTGAAAATCAAGATATTGATATTTGTTAGTAGCTTCTACTATATATCTCCTAATATGTGGAGGCATTTTTCTTAATATTCGATTGTCGAATGTTAAAGAAATATCTTTTTTGGTTATACAAAAATGTTTGGAGTTAACAGTTATCTCTATACTTTCAAAATCGTATTGAGCTAGCTTTTTCCATTGAAGAGATAAAGTGTAGTATAGCATTTTTATAATGGTTGTTTTGCATGAACCATTTTCTCCCAGCAGAATTATAGTATTATTCCTAAATTGAATGTCAAAATTTAGCACTTTGTGCAATTTGTTAATTTTGAAATTTTCAATATTCATCATATGATAATGTTTAAGTGGTGAAAAATATATGTAAAAGTAGTCAATATTTGGTTTTTATTATTATATTATCTCATAAAATATTTCATCAGTCGCCTATTTCCTCGCCGTCCATAGAAGTTAGTACAGACTCTATTGAAAGCGAAAAGGTCGAGCGGCTTTGCCGTTTCGGGCAGAATCTTCCTCTTTCAGAGCGTATTCAGCCCGAAAACCTTTTCCCTTTCACGTCTGTACAATGGACGCCAACGGCAGCGGAAACAAGCGACTGACGGAAAAGTCGGAAGAAAAAGATAAAACAGCATATAGATTGGTTCAAATAGGGCCTAATACTATATGCTGTTTTTTTTATCATTTTGGAAAGGCTTTTTTTTTAGAAACACAAATTAAACGGGCAGGCGGTCAACTGCGCTCCCTCCAGAAAAATCAAAATCCCTACGTGTCCTTTGTGGAGTGTTTGGAGTGTCAGCTTCTTTTGTATCTGTACGCCTCCTTGTACCCTTTCATCAGTGTCTTTTCTATGTCGGAAGCCCGGTAGAGAATCTTGCCGCCTACCTGTGTATAAGGCAAAATGCCATTGTTGCGGTAGTCCTGCAAGGTTCTCCGGCTCACTTTCAGCAGATATGCCACTTCCTTGTCCGTCAGCAGTTCATCTCCATAGGCAGACGGTTGCCGTTTCTCCAACACCCTTTCGAGCAGGGCCAGCAACCTGTCGAAATTCAAGTGGAACGTCTTTACCCACTCGTGGTCCTTTTCTCTGATTTCATTACTCATACGCGTTTGATATTGGTTATACATTATTCTTGAAACTCGTTCAAATGGTCTTGCCTTTCCAACGGGCTTCCTTGCGTTTGTCCTCCACGTTACCGACTACCCGCTCCACATCGTCAGGACGGTAGTAAGTCCGGTTCCCTATTTTGGTAAAGGCAAGCGTCCCGTTATCCCTCAAGGTCTGCAGGGTTCTCGGACTGATACGCAACCTGCGGCAGACCTCGTGGTTGTCCATCCATTCACTTGTTTCCTTGTCGCCGTGTTCACGGCACAGGCTTTCCACCCGCTGAACGAAACGATCCAACTTGGCGGCAATCTCCTCGAAAGTCCTTTTTTCAAAGCTGATGATTTCCATTGTCTACATTATTTTCAGTTAAACATATATTCAAAAATCCGGAACAGAATAGGTCTTTTACAGCCGATATTCCATCATGTATCATTGTCCTATTCTCGGCTGGAAACGTGACCGTTTTCCCTGTTCCCACTGCAAATAAAAGCAGTAGGAATCACACTGCAATGGATTTTCAGACCGGTGACGATGCGTTGCCCGGAATGACATCATGTTACATATCAACTGCATACAATGAGCCTTCTTTATAAACGGAATCCGCTTGAATAATCCGGTATGGAAGAATCACTCCGGCAAATCACGGCAGGCAGCACCGACCGCCCAATCTATATTGTGCATAGGGTAACATAATTGCCACGGTATCTCCATTTGCTTGATTCTGTTTACTATACACATTTCCTTTGCTCACGACAACGAGTCAAGGTGCGCACCGAGACCAGTGAGTAAACCGATTAAAATTAAAAATGTATGGTAACAAAAAAGAAATTGACCAAAGAAGAATGGGAGGTCATGACAGGTACGGACATGTCATTCATACTCCCGTCAGATGGCAGCATTGAAACTGCCATGGAATCATCCTTGAATGATACCGGAAAAGAGAAGTCAGAAGGCACGGTAGAACAGACCGACACCACATCCGAGTTCCAACAACCATCAACCGGAAAAGAGGAAGCAGTTCTCTCGTCTCAACGTCGTATAAGCAGCAGGCAGAGGAAACTTTCTCTGGACGAATACCGAAAGCTTTTCTTCAGGTGCCGAGAATCGAAGACCGCAAGCCCGTGTTCGTAAGTGGTGAGGTACGTGACAGGCTGGACGAGTTTGTCCGCAGGTTGGGAGGACGCAAAATGAGTGTTTCCGGACTGCTTGAGAACATCGCCCGGCAGCATCTTGAAATCTATTCGGAAGACTTCGAGCAGTGGAGAAAGCTGTGACATTTCCCGGAATGACAGACTTGCTTACTGACTACAGTCATTACAGTATTCAGACAGTCAGTAGCCGACCTGAGGGGGTAATGGACAAAACTTCAGTTTTGGGAGTTAGCGAGGTTATCTTTCGGGCATCCCGAAAAACCTCGCTCCACTCCCGAAGAGTGGAGGCAATCCGCTCCCGGTGGTCGCAGATTGTGAAAAAGAATAATCAGAAATCAAAGGAAGAAAATATGAATGACAGAAAGAATAACAGACCGAGGGGACGTCCCAGAGTAAGCGGAGTGTGCAAACTCAGCAAAGCCGTTACAGTGAAATTCTCCAAGATAGACTATGAGCGACTATGCCGGCGCAGCAGACAGGCCAACCTCACGCTGGCGGAATTTCTTCGCGTATCAGCATTTGAGACGACGATAACAGCCAGACACTCTGCCGAGGAAACTGCCGTCATACGTAGTCTTACGGGTATGGCGAACAATCTGAACCAACTGACCCGTCTGTCCCATCAGGCAGGATTCCACCGTACCCAAAAGACGGTGACGGAACTCCTGCTGAAGCTCAAGGAGATTATAGTCCAGTATAGGCACGGAGAAAGGAGGCCGTCATGATTGGCAAGATCAAGAAAGGGAAATCCTTCGGCGGCTGTGTCCGCTACGTGATGGGCAAGAACAATGCGGAAATCATCGACTCAGACGGTGTATTGCTTGGAAATATCCGGGATATAACGGACAGTTTCAACTACCAGCGTGAGCTTAATCCGAAGATCAAACAGCCTGTCGGACACATTGCATTGAGCTTCAAACCTGAGGATAAGGCATTGTTGACGGATGAGTTTATGGCTAAAATAGCCCGGGAATACATGGAGCTGATGGGGATAAAAAACACTCAATTTATTCTGGTAAGACACCATAACACGGACAATCCGCACTGCCACCTGGTCTATAACCGCATCGGATATGACGGAAAGGTAATCTCTTCCCAAGGCGATTACAAGCGTAATGAAATCGCCACGAAACTGCTTAAGGACAAGTACGGGCTGACATACGCCGAGGGCAAGGGCAAGACCAACGTGGAGAAACTCCATGCTTCGGAGCGTGTGAAATACGAAACCTTCAATGCCGTCAAGGCAGCTTTGAAACATTCTGGAACATGGAAAGAGTTCAACGATTATCTGCTTCGCCGGGGCATCAGGCTGGAATTTGTAAAGCGTACCAGAGAGATAAAAAGGCCGGAGGACATACAGGGAATCCGGTTTACCAAGGACGGGCAGACCTTCAAGGCTTCACAAATCAGCCGGGAGTTCAGCTTTGCCAAACTGAATGCCTTGTTGAGTTGGAAGCCCTCGGGAACACAACAAGAATCCGAACGGAAGGTACTACAAAGGATACCGGACGGAGGCCATCTCCTCGAAAGTACGGGACAGGGACTGTTCAGTCCGACAAACGGCACTGCTCCCGAAGAGCCGTTACCTCAGGAAGAACTCTTGCGCAGACGCAGGAAAAAGAAAAGGAGGAAAGGATTCGGGTTGTAGCCTGTCCTTTCTCATTCAAATTATTCATTAACATTAAAATTGCAGGAATATGAAAATGGAAGAATGTATCGAGAGCATCTTCGGATGCCTGGAAAGAATAGAGAATAAAATCAACGGGTTATCCGTCCCCTTGCCGGAAGGCAATAGCCCGACAGTTAACAATGAAAAGGAAAAGGATGAGTCCGTGCTGAATGAAGTCCGGAAAGATCATGAGACATTTCGCAAATTGTTGGCTCGCGTGTGCGAGGGTCTTGCCGCCATCAAGAACGATATGGTTTCCATGGACAGGAAGAGCTCGTCACAGGAAAGACTTGGACAGGTCTTGTCAGAAATGCGGAATGAACAGCGTCAGCACCAGGAGAAAGTGGAAGCCCTGTTTTGTGATACCAATGACACAATCAGAAAGAATGCCGTCAAGACAAGCAACATCAACCATCATTTCAGCCTGAGCTTAGAATCCCCATACACCCTCGGGAGTTTTTTCGTGATGTTCGTGACAATCGTGATTTTGTCCGTGGCTCTCTATTTTTCGGTGAGGACGGATAACGTACAGGCCGATAATGATCTGAAGTACCGCTATGTCAAGATGAAAGGAGAGGCTACCCCCGAGCAACTTATGGAACTTGAGAACCTCTTTGGACCGAACCGGGATAACAAACGGATAGAACAGATACGTGAGGACGTGGAAGCCTACGAGGAAGCGGTACAGAGACAAGCTACTCTGACTGAACAGGCACGTCTGAAAGAACAGGCAGCAAGAGAACTGGACAGCAAGGCGAAGTCCATCAAGGACAAGTCTATTACGGACGAACCTAAAAAGTAAGCCTATGGCCAGTGTTAAAGTAAAATTCAGACCTTCCACCATAGAAAGAAAGGAAGGTACCATCTATTATCAGATTATCCAGAGCCGTGTAATCCGTCAGTTAAAGACGTATTACCGGATATTTACGGATGAATGGAACGAAGCTGGAAGCTGTATCATTGTCGGTAGTTCGGAGAGAAGCAATCTGCTCCTTTCCTTACAGGAACGCATGGAATGGGACCTGAAGCGGCTGGACATGATTATCCGACAACTGGATAACCGGAAAGCCGGATATACGGCAGATGATATTGTCGCTTCTTTTCAAAGCAATACAGAGGGACAGTCGCTTTTCAACTTCATGCAAGGCATCATAGCCCGTCTCAAACAGATGGGCAAGATACGCACGGCTGAAAATTATTCCTGTACTCTGAAAAGTTTCATGCAGTTCAGAGGAGACAGGGATATTCTATTGTCTGAAATTGATTCGGATTTGATGCAGCTTTATGAAGCCTACCTTCATGGGAAAGGGGCCGTACGGAATACCAGTTCATTCTACATGCGTATCCTTCGGGCGGTATATAACCGTGCCTTAGAAAAGGAACTGATGGAACAGCGCAATCCTTTCAGGCATGTCTATACGGGAGTGGACAAGACCGTCAAGCGTGCCGTTCCCTTATCCGCCATCAAGCGTATGAAGAATCTGGATCTGTCCTTACAGCCTAATCTGGAATTTGCAAGGGACATGTTCCTGTTCAGCTTCTATACCCGTGGCATGACGTTCATAGATATGGCTCACCTGAAAAAGAAAGATCTTCAGAACGGATTTTTATCGTATCGCAGACGAAAGACCGGGCAGCAGCTGGTCATCAGGTGGGAAAAATGTATGCAGGAGATTGTCGGCAAATACCCGGAAGACAGCCTCAGTCCTTATCTTTTGCCGGTATTGAAATATCCTTTTAAGGATATGCACAAGCATTACAGGAATGTCATGTCCGGAATAAACAGACATCTTAAAGAAATAGCTAGACTGGCCGATATATCCGTTCCTCTGAGCATGTATTGTGCCCGTCATTCATGGGCAAGCGCAGCCAAAGGTAAGAACATTCCGATTTCAGTTATCAGTGAAGGAATGGGACATGATTCCGAGGCGACTACACAAATTTATCTGGCTTCATTGGACAATTCCGTAGTGGATAAGGCTAACGCACAAATTCTGAAAAGTCTGTAGGATTGGAGAACGTTTAGCAAAAGCATTCATTTCTTAGACAGAGGGAGATTTGGGGCTATAAGGCTGATTTGCTGATGAATTATATGTAGAATTGCTAAACAACAGTTGAAATTCAATGACTT